TGGGCCGTTCAAAAACGTGGACGGTCATATAGTAAGTGGATGGCCTAGCGACGGTGACTACTTCTTTCGGATGAACCATCCAGATGTAAACGTAGAACATTTATTGAAACCCCACGCACTCTGCCTCGCTGTCATTGAAGCGCTTATCAAGAAGGAAGAAGTCCATGATTAAATTTCCCATCCCAAGTCGATGGAGTGCGAAAGCCGTTTTTATTGCAGAAATTGAGTGTGATGAACGTGAGTCACCTAGTAAAAAGCTCGGCCTGTCCATTGAGGCAGCAGTTAAGGCCGATGCCGACTTGCGCGATGCCAACTTGCGCGGTGCCGACTTGCGCGATGCCAACTTGCGCGGTGCCAACTTGCGCGGTGCCAGCTTGCGCGGTGCCAACTTGCGCGGTGCCAACTTGTGGTGTGCCAAAGACCAGCACGGCACCATCACAACAATCATTCGAGGCCCAACGCGCCACGAAGACCCGTATCAGTTTGATTTGCACGTATACGAAGAAGGGCCTCCGCGCATCTTTGCAGGCTGCCGTCATGGGTTCACCTTTAAAGAATACAAGCTCCACATTGAGGCTAAATATCCGGGAACAACGAAGGCGGATGAGACAAACCGTATTCTGAAATTCCTCAAGGGTTATGTGAAGGAAGAAGCCAATGGATGAAGAACTGAAGGGTTGTCCAAGGTGGGTGTCAGTTAAGGACCGCTTGCCGGATAAGTCCGGTGTCTACCCTGCCATGTCTACAATGGAAGGGCGCACACCGCCTAAAGATTGGATTGATGCTTTGTGTTCATTCGATGCGGACACCAGACCTAATCTGATCGCATGGCAGCACTCGACGGGCCTTTACGATGGAGCGATCACACATTGGCTCGACTGGAACACCCGCGCCCCTGATCCAGAACCAGAAGAAGACCGTGAGATATTTCTTCGCCAAGCTAAAATTGCCGAAACAGTCTGTGATGCGCTTTGGGGAGGCTCACATGGGTGGGAACGCATTGAGACTAAAGCGGAATTTGAAGATTACCTATTAGCAATCAGAAGAAGGATGCGTATCCAATCAAGCGCAGAGGCGCTGGCAGATGCGGCAGAGAAAATCGCCTTGCAGATGAATACTGCTCGGAACATGCACCAACTAAACAAAGAGTATCTGGAGCCGTTGGCTGAATTGAATGCTGTCTTAGATACCTTCCGCAACAGCCGGGGAGAGAAGTGATGAAAACACAACTTTCACAAATCCAAGCAATGTTACTTCTAATTCTTGTCGTGCAATTTGATCCGCAAGTAGAAAGCCTACTCTCTAAGATTGCGTTTGTTGCTGCAATCATTATGCTCATTTTAACTACCCTAGTCATTCCAGTTTTAAATCGGGGCATTCGTCAACTAGGTGGAGAAATCAATGACTGACCTCAAAGAAGCGCGGGAGATGGTGGTATGGCTAGCCCAAAACCTAACAGGCGTAAGCCTTGTTGAGTGGAACGAGAAAAGCAATCAACTCATCTCACTCATTGAAACCGTTGAGCGGCAGGAGAAGGCGTTGAAAGCGTACATTGAAGCAGAAACAGAAAACGATATGTGGCTAGTGCCTCTTGAAAGCCCAAGCATGAAAGTGCGCGGCAGGGATTACACAAAAGACATTGAACGAAAGCGGCGCTTGGACCGCGCCCGCGCCGCCCTTCAGGAAGGGGAGAGGAATGAGCACTCCTGACCTGCACCTTGGGGACTTCACCACTATAACGATGGACAGCAAAACCACCATGACCCAGCAACCCGACAAAGTGGATACGAGCGACGAACTAATTGAGCTTGCAATCGAATTGGTAGAGCACTGGCAAGTCCAATCACGCGCCGCAAGAGAAAACGGCGACAAGAAAGAAGCCGCGCAATTTGCTGCCATCGGGTCTTTGTGCGAGCGCCTAATCAACCGATTGAAACGCGCAGAAGCAGACCTCAAGGTCGCGAATGAGCGAATTGCGGAATTAGAAGACAAACCACGCAAACTGAAATGTCCAGATTGCAGTGGTCCCATTGTACCGTCACTTACACGTGAAAAGGTGTTCTGTAAATCTTGTGGTGGATATTTTGATCGCAAGTATGCTATTAATCATAATAAGGAAACTAAAGGATGACTGAAGAGGAACTATGACTAAGAAAATAGATACGAGCACTGAGGCAATCACTGAGATTATTGGGTGGGAGCCGGGGTCTCATTCCAACTCAATTCTAAGAGAGGCCACGGCTGCACTAGTCACTGAACGCGATGGTCTGGAACAGGACCTTTCCCGTCTCAGAAGCGCCTCAAAGCTCTTCAAGTCGGCGGCGTATTATATGTTACGTTCTGACCCGCGTAACATGCCGTCATGGGCAAAAATGAAGGACCGTTATGAACGTGCCGAAGAAATTCTGGATGTTGCACTGCAGAAGGCCACACCCAGAGGGGAAAACATCGAAGAGCTCCTCAAGCAAAAATGTGCCCCAGTCAATGAGGTCTTTGAGAACCTTGAGGACTTCAAGTCCTTTGAGAACGAATACACTGATGAGATGTGCGTGATTGACTTTATCATCGATGAAGGTGAATATAGTGTCTATCAAATGGTGGATTTTACCTCCCAGAAGTGGGAATATATGTTAGTGCGGAAAGATGACTGAAAAATTCAATTTCTACTGCTCCAAATGTGGAGAGGATTCCGGTAATGATTGGAGTCAATGCGAAGGATCATGTCCTATGTACCAAAGTCCACATTATGATATGTACAATGATGTCGATTTTGTAGAAATGCATGGAATGGCAGCACTGGAAGGTATGTTACGCTGGGATTTCCATCAGAACCCCACCACAGATCGGAAATGGCTTCTGGACAATATTGATAAGATCGTTGAAGATGCCAAAGCCCGTGAAGACAGTCAGCACATGTATTTGTGGGCTCGTGCCCTTGCCGCTGGCCGGGAAACAGCTTCGATTAGGATTGTAGGATGAAAAACACCAAAATGACTGATCTACGTGAAGAACTCAAAGCCCTCCCAGACCCATACTGGGTTGGCGAGAACCCGTCCTTCAATGACTATAACCGGGAGATCATTGAACCCGGTATGATTGATGTCTTCCCTGAAGGGGCCATTGGTATCCGCGTGGACGACGACTTCTGGGCCGTGGCGGCATTACCCCTGTCATACATTGACACGCCTCTGGAGGACATCGTGGAGGCGCTGTGGCCGGAACATACCATGGACGCCACGTACAACCCGGATGTAGGAGTATACAATGTCCAAAAAACTAAGTAAAAAGAAGCTACGTGCTCTTCTCAAGGAATTCACCGGGTCTAATCAACCCACCAAAAAGGTGAAGGAATTGCCCCTGAACCAACACACGTTTAAATGCCCTGACTGTGGGAAGATCAGAAACCGGGTAGAAGGATGTGGTTGTTGGCACCCTGCCATGAATCGTTAGGGGGTTGGGATAATGATGAAGGAAATTTTTCATGACTGAGACGATCCCTCTCACAACCCGATGGATTGACGTGGACAAGATGAAGAACCCGGAGTTGATCAGAGACAATTTCCGACATCGAACCACTTCATTCTATCCCGACATCATCAAGCTACGGACACGCCTGATCGTGATTGATGCCCTTGGGAGTGGCTGGGATGACACTCCACGGCGGATAGTGAAGGCCAATGTGGCTCTGTTTCAGGATCATCCTTCTATCAAGACCCTCTCCAAGAGACAGGGCAAGAAGAACAAAGCCAGTGTACGACTGGCGCGAACCAGAGACATCTATTGGGATTTGAGATGATGCGTGAGAAAGAATTTACTGTGGTCAAGGAGAAATCACATGGATGAGGTGATTTGTACTAGATGTAACGACGCGGGCTGGTACGTACAGTTCCATGAAGACCTATATGCTCATGAGAACCCCGACCACGAGGGACTATCATGGCTTTATCATACTTGCTCATGTGAAATAGGCCGTAAGCGCGAGGAAGAATACAAATTGCTTAAAGGTCTTGATATACACTTCCGGTTGTAAAGGGTCTGGGCGGTCTTGGGGTGCTCAGAAATTTTTTGGGAATAGGGGTCCCATGGGTTTCTCGGTATTTTCTGAGAAAATTAAAGAGACACACGTCCTTTGGTGGCTAGCACCTTGGGCTTCGCCCAGAGGGGGCCCCAAAAAGGAACGTCGGCCCCCCAAGGACGCTTAGGTCCTCAGTTGTTCGACAGTTACAGAAATGTCTTCAGAGACAATCGAGAGAATTGTGTTCCTTGAAGATGCCACGTCCTTGTCGGCTGGACGGGCATACAGTTTCAAGTAGTTTCCACTGAAGGACTCAGGTGCCCACGATTGGATTTGCACCGTGCCTCTTGAGTAATCAACGGTCCCAATCTCTTCAAGCATCACATAGTTTCCATTGCTCAAGGTCATAACTCTCAATGTACCATCACCATCATCTTCAAAGATGCAGGTCATGCCCCTGTACGTGAACTCATCAGAGTACACGATGTTCAACTCATCAATGGCATGAGTGGTGTCCAGTTGAGGCACGTCATCTCTCATAGGCACACCGAAGTCTACGTCTATGTTCTGTACCACACCAAGCGTGGGCTCTATCCTCTTGATCATGGTTACCTCAGTGTCATTGGAGATCACTGAGTCCTGTGCGGCATCGATAGCCGCCACGAGCTTGGACTCTCTCAAGGTCTTCTTGAAGCCATCCAAATTTACGTCATTAAAATTAGATATGGCTGAGACCACCAAGTTCTCAATGTCACTTGCCGACAATGAGGTCTGGTTGATGTCATAGCGTACTGTGCTGGTCACACCAAGGTATGTGTACTGGGGCTCTACGAACACCGGGTCAATGGACAGTGGGGTCCGTGTCTTGAGGAATGAATAGTACTTGTCCTTATTGGAAGGCGGTAAGGTATCAGAGGTTCCCAAGTCTACTGAGATGATCACACGACCCCACTTGGGAGGACTGGCTTCCTCTCCACCATAGGCGACCACATCATTTATCTCGGAATAATTAGCGAGCAACAGGGTCTCATAGTCATCAGCGGTCACGGCTCTCTCTTGTCTGGTGAAGGCACGGGGAGCATTGAACCGGATGGACTCAGTGGACTCAGAGACTGCACCGCCTTGAGCGGCCTCATTGACTGTCACGGTCACATCACTCTCACCACCAATGGCCCCATCAGATGTGAAGGCTCTCAAGCCATTGGGAAGCTCACCAGAACCTGCACGGTACTCAGCGACCACCACAGCACCATCATCAGGTCTACGGCCTACCACACCATCTCCAAATACAATCTCATACTGCTCGTTCTCTGCGGCCTGAACAAAGAAGACCTTGGAGGTACTGGAGAGACCAAAGAGACTGGTGGCTTGGGTGTATGTATGAGTGGTCGCACCATTATCTTCGATTACCGTCACCGTGATTGAGTTCGTATCGACCGTCTGGTTCTTGAGGACATAGCGTCTTGTGAGAGTTGAGTCGTACACGAAGGCATCAGAGATATAGTCACCTTCATGGATCAGCACATTGTTCGCCCAGAACGTGGAGTTACTGGAGGTCATGGAGATCGCAGCGTCCGTCACGAACGTAAAGTTCTGGGAGCCTGACCTTGAGGTAAATGAGGTACCCTTGGGGATTGTGAGGGCTGTGGTGTCACTGGAAGACGCCGTGATCTTGATGTTTACATTGGCATATGAGGACCTGAAGGACCTTGGGAGATAATTGAGTTCTTTGGCGTGTGAAACAATACTATCACGTAATACGGCAGAATCTAAAAACATTTCATTGCCGACCATATTCGTGTAATAAGAATTCATCTGAGTGACATATGCGAGAAGTTCTATCAACACAGAAATGTTGGAGGCGTCGAAATCATAATCCTGCAGTGTGTCCTGAGAGGACATGTAGGTCCTCAAGGTACTGACAAGACTATCGAAATCTACTTCGGTGAGGTTATTGGTGCGTGCCATGTGGCTCTACTCTCTTCGTGGTCTATGAGAGTATTTATAGGCTATGTGTAGGCGTGGATGTCATGACCGGGGAATAGCTTCTTCAGGCCCTCATGACCCTTGACGAAGGCTTCCTTCTCCTTGGGGGTCTTGTCTGCGGTCCATGAGTGATGTGAAGACGCATAGGACGCAGTGACATGTGCTTCCTTGTCCTTATGATCATAATCTATGATGACTGGGAGACCCTTCTGGTGATGTGGTTCCAGATGAGGGAAGACGTGATCGTGATTGGCATCATGAGCATTGAATGTGTGTAGAGAACCATCATGATGGAGGATAGCACCAATATGATTGTCCGGTAGAGGATTGCCCGTCTCAGTGCGTCTGGTGGACCTGTAATGAGCGGTGTGTTGCCTGAGTTCTTTGGGTGTGGTATTGTGGTAGATGTCTACATGCCTATCATATACCTTGACGGTATTGAAGAATGCTTCCATGAACTGCTTGAAGGTCTTCAATTCCATATTCTCCACGACCATCCTATCCTTCTGGCGTCTATTACCCTGTCCAACTGCTTCCTTGAGTTCTTCTACTATGTGATCAGGGAACTCGCCTGTCTTATAGACCCTCTTCACATACATTACATGTTATCCAGAAAACTCAAATCCTGATGACGGTTCCAACTATTCCACCCATCTGCCACATGAAAATCACCATGGTCTCTCAGTGTTTTGATCTTACTGTCACGCGCTTCTTTATGCTTTAATGAAGCTTTCTTATTGGCATGGGAAAGATCAGTGTCACCATGCTTCTCTGCATGAACAGAAGCAGAAGCATGTGCTTCTGTGGCATCATCATGAGCCCAAATCTGTTTCAGAAGTTCTTTACGTTGGGGATGTGGCTTATTGCTTTTGAAAGCTTGTTTGAGATCAGCCAAACGGCCTTCACTCATCTGATGGTCTCTTGAACCGGGGAAATATATATTCATTTGTGTTCTTCTTCCTTGTACCCTACAACTATTTATGGTCATTTTATCGTGGTATTCTACGGGGGAAATCTCTGCTCATCTTCACACCACCATGGAATAGTTTGTTGAGGTGATGGTGTGTTTCAACAAAATGGGCCACGTCATCTGTATGTTTGTGATCCCATGATGTATGAGCACTGAACCATGAGGGTCTGATGATAGCGTTGGTTCCGTGATTATGGTGGATTGTGATGGGTAGTGAATCCTTGCCTTTGGATAGATGTTCATATGAATCTTCATGTGTCATATGTTCTGGGTGGTGTGCATGAAGAGAACCATCCGTATGTAACCATGCTCTTGTCTCATATGGATGCTTGTCACCCATGGCATGGTTTTTGAAAGAAGTCTCTCTCATTTCTTTTTTGGAAGGATTGTGGAAGGCATCTACATGAGTATTGTCATACCATGGTGCTTTCATGGTGCTATGATATGCTTCTATGAACTGCTTGAATGTCTTCATGTCTCTCTGCCTCTGTTCATCTGCATCTCTATCCATGAATCCACCCATTGCTCCACAAAATAATCGTTTGTGTGGGAAGGTGGTATGTCGAACCCGGCATCAATGGTTTCTATGATCTCACCATCATATACCAGACCATTGGTCTCTATCTCCTTGGCCCGTAGAAGAGCCTCTGCAAGAGAGTAGGCTGGTATCTCAAGCATGTACTCTTTGTCATCTGCCATGTACGTGAAACAATATTTCTTGACCATCAGTTGATCGCATCAATGTTCTTGAACAGTTTGTTCAGGTGTTTGTGGTTGAGGATGAACTCATGCTGGTGGTGTGTCGCCATCAGGTTGAACTTGGTGCCCTCTATCGTGTCATATGATCGTTCAACCTCTGCACCATGTTTCGTATGATAGATCGTCACGGGCATGGCGTTCTTGTGGTCGGGTATTTTATGTTGTACATCTCTATGAACACTATCATAGGCACTATGAACATACATATGTCCATCCTGATGAAGCCATGCTCTATTAACAATAGGATTGGAATGTCCTTTCATAGTAGAAATTGTCACGTCTTCATGTCCCATGTGTTCATATTGCTTACGATTTGGATTCTTATGTATTTCTACATGCTCTCCTGATGTGGGAGACATGACTGAATCATGAAAAGCTTCCATGAATTGCCTGAAGGTCTTCATCAAACTTCCCTTATATGTGAGGCATCAGGAACCACAGCAGATATTGATCCATAGTCCTCACCATCATTCTTGTAAAAGTATCCTGATTTAGCCTTGCCCGTGTTACGTGCTCTACGCATAAGACCATTGGCTTGACTGTCACCATGAGGATTCTGGTGGGTATTGGTCATTGGACCAACGATCCTGTAAGCCCTGATGCGTGGCGTGTGGTGTGGTTCCACATGAATATCCCCACCTTCCTTGTGATAGCTCGCCACAGCCCTATCAGGATGCTCATGAGGATAGTAATCATGATCAGGGGCACGAACATTGTGTCCGGTAACATACTCACCACGCTTTTTTAGCGTGTTCTTACCCGCCAGCTTGGTCTGACCATATTGTCTGGTGCCATCCCACTCACCGTGTAGGGGGTGGCCTATACGGGCGTTGAGAGCCTGTCGTGCCGCTTCCTTGGTGCCAAGGTGCAAACCACTGTTCCCGCCTCTCAGGTCGCCTGTGGCGCTCCCATGATAGTATATACCACGGGGAGCAGAGCCACTATACCCACCACCACGGTATCCCTTGGCGTACTTGGTAACCTCGTAAATAAACTGTTTGAAGGTCTTCATCGTGGATCGTATCCCCATTCATGGACTGAATTACCATCAGTGAATATGTGCTTGGCCGGGACACGCTTACTCACGACCTTATGACCATCCAGATTGGCCTCTCCATGATCATGAGCATATCCCTTGCTGATGGACACCCAGTCTCCCGGTTTGATCAAATGATTGATGGGAGTTGGCATGTGCTTTATCGCATGATGATACACGTCCTTGGGGACGGCTCTGTGTATCCATACCTTCTTGTCAGGTTGATCACGGTAGCGATGAACCTTGTAATGGCTGTCATGATCATGCTCTGATCCATGATCAGAATAGTATCTGAAACCATTATGGGAATAGAAATCGTCTGGATAGGTGCCGTTCTTGGTCACGTCATGAAGAGGTGAACCACCATGCCTGTCAGGGGCCTGATGCTCACCACGATAGTCTTCGGACTCTTGGATAAAGGACTTGAAGGTCTTTACCATTTCACATTATCCACGTTCTCTATCTCCGGGTTCTTCATGACCTTCTGGATGTGGGCATGATTCTTGAGGTGGCCTACACATCCTTCATGACTTGCACCGTGCCATCCTGTTGATGCGGCGTGGAGAGAGTATTTGACTTTGTTGCTGTCCAGATGAAGATAGACCGGGAGGGCATGTTGATGCCAGTCGTGTTCCTTCATGTATGATCCAGAGTCGGTATGGGTGTGGTTGCCATTATGGATGATGAGATCACCATTCACATGAGCCCAGCCACGAACCACATGATCATTGAGACCACTGTAATCCTCATTGTTCTCTTTTGCGACACGCTTCATCGTTCCCATGGACGGATTCTTGTACAATGGCACGACCGCACCACGGACGGCACCAAACTTAGACTTGAAATAGTCGTGGACCTGTTCGTCCATGAAGGTCTTGAAGGTCTTCAATTGTTCTTCCTTTTTACCCCACAAAATAATCATTTGTGTGGGAAGTGAGGGGTCTTAAAACTCTACCTTGCCACCACATAGAATTGTGTGAATGTCTTCATCGCTTGATCCCATCGAACATGATGTAGGTCTTGGTGGACCCGGCAGGACGACCATCATCGTGTCGGTCACGGACGCTCTTGGTCTCTTCAGTATCTGTGTTGTGGTAGACCAGACCATGAATACCACGTTCCTTCATGATCTTGTGATAGGTCTTGACGATGTGATGACGATCATTCTCAGTATGCTGCTGTGAGCTATGTGCTCTATGGTGATCCAGATAAGCCTTGAAGCTGTTCACCGTCTTGCTTTTGTCACCTGCACCTACATCCACATGTTTACCCATGGACAGGCGCTTATGGATCATCTCAGAGGTATGACGTGATGTTCCCATTCCATTATAGTGCCAGTTGACGAAATGCTCTTTTCCATATTTTGGGTGAGAAAAAACGGTGTGAATCACATGACGATGGACTGACGTGTTGTCATACTCACCGGGACGTTGCTTGACTTTGATGAACTTGGAATTCGGGGGACGCTTGAAGCGGAAAATGGCAGGGTGTGGGTCACCGTCAATGGGCTCTTTCCTGCGGACACCCTGTGCAAATACATGAGAAACCCGGTGATCGGCGGCATAGTGCACACCCAGTCGATCATGAATCTCTGAACCAATGCCATCATTAGGACGCAACGGGCCATCAATCTTCCTGTTGGTTCCGTGGTACATCCAGTTCTCTGACTTGGTGGTCGCCCTTATCTCTTTGATAAATGATTTGAATGTCTTCATACTTCCTCTACCGGACCTAGATGCCTGATTTTATATCCCGTGAACTCTGGTGAGCACACGAACTCTGTGCCTGTGATGGTGTGGCCCTTCTTGAAGAGCTTGTAGTACTCACGGACCAGTTGATCCCTGATTTCTTCCTCTATATTCACAAGGTCACGATCTATCAGGTCCTCTGCACTTGCAATATCAGACATTATTTTTCCTTAAATATCGTAAATCTTCTTACAGTCACTGAACATATTATTGATGTGAGCATGATTCTTCACGAAATGCTCTTTCTCTTCAGATGACTTGTTCTTCCATTCGTCACTGGCACTGAAATGGGATGACGTGACAATGACCTCTTTGTCCTTGGGGTAGTGGTTGATCAGGACCGGGAGAGCCTTGTGACCATCCTTTACATGAGGCATCACGTCTGCGTGGTTGGCCTCATAGGCATTGGCCGTGTGCATGGACCCATCATGATGGAGAAGAGCCAGTACCTCATGTGATCCACCAGTTCCCTCATGCTTGTAGGCATGATCACGGTATTCTTTGCGAGTGGGGTTATGATATACATCCGTGCGTCCACCACCAGAGCGACGACCCCGAATGGTGTCAAAGAATGCCTCCATAAACTGATCGAAGGTCTTCATCTTCCAGTGCCTTCAAATAAGGTCATACAAATCTCCTACGTCCTTGTCTGTAATTATCTGTCCCTCTCTTTCATGATATTGTTGCTCAGTCAGAAAGCCTTCTGTCTGGCGATCCAGATCAAACTCTAGGCTACATGTGGGGCAGATGTTGATGAGTTCATCACCCAATGGCGTACCATCCTCATTATAATACTCATCTTCAGACCGTAGCTTCAGATGTTCACGACAGAAATATTGCTCACATCCATACGTGGTCTCACCATGCATGTTGCCACAGGCATATGAAAGTCCACGGTCAATCTTCTTCCCACACCCCGGATAATCACATGTCGCTTCAAATAGATAGCCAATCGGTCTACCCTTGCTATCAGTACCACAATCACCCCAACCCATATCAATCCTCCAATGTATCTCTCTTAATCCGCTCTGGGTCCATTGCCTTTGCAATGGCATTTCTCAATGCACGGTCATTAGACCGACGAAGCTTATTGGGATCACCCTTTTTATTGAACTGGGTGGCGTCAAAATAAACACGATGTTTGAGAGTGTCCTGCTGAATGCGCTTCTGGCTCATACTATATTGTATTGCTTTCAGTCTGGCAACCTCTGCTCTTCGGTTTGGATCAGGTTTTTTCATCAGTTAAATTCCACTTCGATCTTTTTGAACGTCTTCATGTTATTACCGTCTGGGCAGACCCATGGCCTTGGACCATGAGGGTGGAACATAATCAGGTGTCTTCTTGTGACCTGAAGGAAGATAGAGACCAATATCACCATGGCGCTTCTCGTGGTTCTTGCGCCATTCCTGATATTTGGTGATGGTGACCTGACGATCACCGGACTTCACGCCATCAAAGTACTCACGATGTATACGATCAGCAGCCTTACTGGGCTGTTGATTGTCATTGATCGGGTTATTGTCGTTGGTATATTCTTTAAAGCTCTTCATTACATCAGCCCACCAAGCGTGACATCATTGATTGTCGGTTGATCTAATTGCCATGCCTTGTCTTTGTCTTTGGCATTTGATGTCTGGTGTGTCTTGAGATGTTTGAGCATCTTGTCATGTTTGATCTCATGTTTGAGGCCCCATGTGCTATCTTTGGAGTTGATCACCCGACCATCATTCTCTTCCCACACACCCTTATGGCCTTTCCATGTACCCTTCTTATGATTATAGGACCATTTACCGACAAGCTCATTTCTATGAGAAGGCTTCTTGTCTTCAAAATGTAGGGTATTTCCATCACGACTGACACCTTTAAAGCCTCTGATCACATGCTTACTCTCAGGCTTGATCCAACCACCTTTATGTTGTTCGTTGTGTGCGGCTATACCGTGTACAATGTCATGACCGGGACCGGGTCCTCTCTTTTTGAATATTTCGTTGATGTCACCGCCCTGCTCATCCATGAACTGCCTGTATGATTTCATCTTAATGTTCCTCTCCGACATGGATGTTCTTGAACGTGCCATTGAGCCACTTGTGCTTCTTGATTGCCTCTGCAGCTTCATTACGCGACCAATGTCTTTTTGCCGACCAAAAGGATGGACGAACAATTGTCTTACCATTCATATGTTGGTGTTCAATATAAACTGGTAGTACGTCCTTATGAACTTTAATGTGTTGAGCAACATCTTCGTGTGTGGCATCATAACCAGAGAATGTGTGGGCTGTGCCATCAGGGTGGAGTAGCCCCTTTACAGTATGGTGATTGGCGAACTCATCATGATATGCATGATCCCTGAACTCTCTCATGTTCGGGTTCTTGTATACTTCAGTACTGTGTGTGCCCATAGGAAGCCTATGGGTCAATTCTTCGTTTACAACATGAAGAGTTTCACCGGGGAAGTGCTTACCAAACTCTGCGGCAGCATCACGCATGGTTTTGCGGTGATCATGCTTTTCAGGCGCACGTTTATCATTGTGTGTGATGCCTTTGAAGGCATTGAGATATTTCGCACGCAGTTCTTCTTTGTGCTTGGATGAGCCGGGTACGGTCGCTTCTTCGATAGCGCCCCAATCTCTTATGAATTGTTTGAATGTACTCACTAACCCAATCCTTGTAATACAGGACCAGACCCATTCGGCGCGATCCCACCAAGTGTCGGGGCATTCACCTTACTGAGTCTGATCCGTTTTCGTTTGACCCTGTATCGTTCTTTCATGAACTGCTTGAAGGTCAGCATTTTTAACCCCGACTGTCTTGCCACATGCCAAGAAGCTTGGATGCTTTACCCTTGCTCAATTTACCTTCGGTCTTGAGTGCTTCAAGGAGAACGGTGTCATAGCTACCATCACCCTTGTTCAAACGCGGAAGCGTCACGTCAAGACCAAATGCTTCGTTGAACTCACGCTCAAGTCTGATATGGGCTTCTTTACTCAGTTGTTCTCTCATGTTTTTGTTTCTCCAGATATGCAAGACGCGAACGCCTCATTTTTTCTCTACTCTCTTCACTATGTTTCTTACCAAACATTGGGTGGTTTTCACCACCACATCTACCTTTTTTACTTTTACTTATCTTACGTTTCGTTTCATCACTATGTTTTTTTCCTGCCCATGGTCCATTAGGAAATAATTTCTTACTTCTCTCACCCACAGCTTGTCTTTGCTCACCCGTCCATTTAGAACCACCTTCAGCACGTGTATCTCTACCCTTAAGAGTTTTAGAAAGAGTATCTGCTATTTTAGCAAGTCTTTCATCTGTTTCTTTTGTGAGCCCTTTACTCCAAGCACACGTATTTGAAATTTCTACTCTTCTCTTTTCGTCTTCTGACCAATGTCCGAAATGATTGTTACGAATATTATAGTATTTTATCTTTAATTCATCTTCTCTAATCATTTGAAGAAAACGGTGCTCTTCTTCTGATAATTCTTCTCGGTTTTTGACAATGGATATAGTTCTTCTCTTAAAGTCATTCGGTCTTCTTTTGTACGCTTTTCTCATCCACCTTGAGCTACAAATGTATCCATCATTCTCAGTACCCCAATGAGAGCCGACATAATACCTTTTATGCTTACGATCTCTCCACAAATATACAAAACCGTATTTCTCTTGCACCACAATCTCCGTTAGCTGTTGCTTCAGGAGTATTTATATAAAATGGGTCCTCAACGAACTCTGTAGAGTGTTAGGTCCAGTGCCGTTGGCTTCTGGAGGTTCTTGGTTGAAAATACAATACGCACACTGTACGCATTGTCATCAGGATACGCAGAGACCACAACGTCTTCGACGCGGGCACGTGGCTCATAGTCCTTGATAGTCTGGCGAATGTCACTCTCAATGGCCTTGGCAAGCTGTGGTGATGCTGTCTCAAATAGGTGCTTGCGAATGTTTCCGCCGAAACGTGGGTTGTAAAAACGTTCATACTTGTTGGTGAGGATCAGGTTCCTGATCGCACGCTTGACCGCTTCCTCATTCTTGGAGAGGACGATATTACGCTTTTCAGGATGAGCATTCAGATTCGTAAGGAAATCTGAGTACACATCCCGTTGCTTGTTCGTCTCTGTGAAGTAATCTCTACGTGCCATGATCGTTACTCATTATTGAAATGCATCGTGCTCAAGTTTGGCATCTGGGTGACGTCTGTCCGAACTAAAGCCATTAATAGGTCGTTGGGCAATATCATCATACCCATGAGCCCGCATGTGCTTTTCAAATGCCGCATCACCTGCATCAATAGGAGACCACCCACCAGATTTTTCAGGGTGTTTATGTACATTATCATCATACGCATCTTCAAAATGCTCATTGGCTTCGCGGTGAATTTTATCTCTATGGTCTTCATATTCTGTTCCCGCTCTATAGAAAGAAGATTTATCCTTCCAAGCATTATTTCTCTTAGCAGCAATGGTTCTATGAACAGCATAAGAGCCAAGCCCCGCAGCACCAGCAGCAGCACCAGCAGCCATACCAAGAGCACCAACATGAGCAACACCGGGAATACCAGTTGCGGCCAAAACGCCACCGCCCACTATACCAGCCATCCAACCAGCACCGCCCATTACACCGTGTGCCAATGCTTTACCATGCATAGCACTACCGTGGTGCATATGTAATTCATTCCCCAACGCATGATTATTACTCATATGTGCCGCAACACTATGCTTACCAAACGTTTTATGATAGTGGTCAGCGGCTTCGCGTTCAACATGAAGATTTTCGTGAGAGGGATTCGCTAACCTTGCTTTATAAGCATCGTGCCAAGGCTTGGCAGCAGCATCAATCTCTCTGTGAATATGAGAAAATTTGCGCGACCGAAGATAGTCGCCTTCATCAAGCTGTTCTGGTTTAGATTTGGCTTCCATCTGGGCATCAAGGGAGCCGGGGAAATTGATTCCGTAGGGCATGTCGTGTTCCTATTCTAACTCAGTATATTCTGGCGGCAATTCCGGTAAGCTATCTGGATCAATGTGAATTGCCGGAACACATCGACCATCAACCAAACCAAACTCTTGACCATACTGATATTCATAATGAGCAAGGTAGTAATCACATGTCTCTGGGGTTGTGAAGCCCATGGAGTGTACAAAGCAAAACGCTTCTTCATCAATCTCACCCACACACATGACGATCATGAAACCTATGATCGTCAGGTCAAACATTTTACGCACCCCTAAAAAAGATGACTCTATACCATCTATTTATAGTATTGGTGAAAACTGGTGTTTGGAGATAGTGGGTTCGTATCTTTTGGTGTTGCTGTCTTCGCGGGGCACAATAATTGACTGCGCCGGGATGGCATCTAAAGCACTCTGCAGAGATTCCCGATTGATCCCTTCGGGTAACCCGGCAAGCTGATCGACCATGCCCTGTAGGCCCGCTGTGAGGTCCTGAAGACCTTCCTGTTCATTGAAGATACGTTCTGAGCCGTCTCTGATCCTGTCCCTGATTTGGCCCAGATCGTCTTGCATGTCCTCCATGGACTGGGTAAGACCATCTTCCAATTGACTGGCAAGGTCCTGCGTGACATCTGTAAGGGCCGGGGGGATGTCTTTGAGCCCACCTGTCAGGTTTTCAAGGGCCTGAAGACCCTCTTGTAAGTTCGCGGCCTGAATACTTGGAATTTTGTCACGAATTTCGTCTAGACTATCCGGCATGGTTGAAACCACAGCCTGAAACTCACTCAAGGTAGCAAGAGCAGCATCTCTCTGGGTCTCAACTGCGGCCTCAAC